CAGGGATCATAAAATTATATAGCAACGAATCGTTAGAGACGGCCTACTTTGCGAAGCATAAATAGGTGAAATTTCTTCAGCTTACTAAAATAAGTAAGGTAGCTCCTCATCACTTTCGCAGCAACGGCGGTTTTGATTAGGGGATTAGGCTGCCAAGGTCGATAACCTCGATCTAAAGCAGCATCTAACACCCGAATAGTAATCTCCAAGTCTGCTAGGTTAGACGGAACCGGGCCGAAAGGGCCCGGTAAAGTCTTGCCAGCATCTTTGATTGCTGTAGACATTAGCCTAACAAACTTCCAATAGGTCCTCACAGACACCCTCGCAAGGGGATGGTGTAATCCCTTGCGGTCCATAAACTCGGTTAATTCCTTATCCGAGCTCACCGACAGAGAAGGGGCAAGGTCAGAGCGGGTGAAACCCGCTAAGTATGGATTCCGGTCAATAAGACGGTTGACTGCCTGCCTTGATCTCTCGTGGTACAGCTGTTGCCACGCAGATCTAAACAGACCGGGCTGAGTGAGATACTCAGTCCCTTTTGGAAACCAGATGATAGGTCTCCCACTCCTCATCGCAACCTTTACCCAAGAAGTTCGGTGAACTTCTGGTATATGGTAAGGATGAGAGGGGAAGAGAGAGAACCTCAAAGCGTCTGAATAGTGATACGCAAGTACACTACAGATGCGGGGGAGGTCCGTGAAGCCAGGACCAACCTTAAATGACCAACGATTTATAGCATGACTCACCACTTCGGGGATTAAACTCCAAGTGTGTGAAGCGGCTGACTCTAGAAGATCTGGAGTTAAAGGAGTGATATCCTTCCCACGAGAGAATAATTGCTTAGCAAATTCTCCTGGTACAACACCAGGCTCTGGGATGTAAGACTTCGCCTCTGAAATTGCAACGCCAAGGTCAACGGTCATTAGCCGTCGATAGAACGATGCAGCAACAGGGTGAGCGATGCTAACATCATCACCCAGGACAGCATAAAGTTTATCAGGCTTTACACCGGCCTTCCAGAATGCCCACCTCACCACTAAGTGGTGGGTTAACGCAAACACTGGCCAAGACGAATAGGCGCCCATTGGCTGTCCAACAGAGAAACGCACGAACTCTCTGATTAGAGTGCCCTTACGCGGAACCTTAGCTACAAGGAGGGGTGACCTCATTATAGTGGTCCACCACTGACTTACCTTAGGTCCACAGACCTTACGCAAGACAGCAGCTTGAACAAACAACGGAAACCGATCCGTGGCGGCAGTTAAATCAAATGAATAAACATTTGACCCTGACCTCTGAACGGCTATCAACCAGTCCCGGCTTCGAGTCTGGTCATACGTGAAATCCTCTGGGATTGCTCTCAAGATGGACATGAAGAGATCATGGATAGGGTACAGAACTAACTGTATCCAATATGAGAATGCAGTCCATGTGCGGGTCTTACCTCCTCTGTCAGAGGAGACTGACATAAGGCCCAAACGCATAGGCGCTCTCACACCCTTATCATAGGGTCCAATCTTCTTGGCCAACTTTCCTACCCGTGAGAGAAGTATGTCTTTACTTTCTGTAATATGATCGTAAAGAGAGAATACTGCCCGAGCCTCGGGGTAACCACGATGTAAGAAGTAAATTAGAGCATAAGCATCTAACATACTCCCTACGAGGGCGGTCAACGTCCAAGGCCCTCCTCGTAACAGAACCAAATCCTTAGGGAACCTCAAACGGAGATTCACACCAAGGGACCGGATCCACCGAATCCCTGGTCCAGCTATGAACCGGAACAAGGACTGAGTTCGACCCCGGCCAGTAAAAGGGTCAACTATTGTGCTGAGATCCCAAACTGGTCTTGTTCTTAGAAACAAGAAGATTGAGAAAACAGACAAAGCAAACACCTTATTTGTCCACGTATTCTCTAAGAAGGACGAAAGTCTGTAGAGCTTACGAGGCAAACCTAGGTGGTCAGTACGCTGCCACATGGGATACTCCAGGAAACCATCTCGGTAGCCGAAGGCTACTCTTTTGGCTCTCCCGAATACTTCCTTAAGCATCTTGCAAGCGAAAGGCATTCCATGACGTGAGATCAACTCCTGTGCATACTTTTCGTAGCACTGGATCGCTCTCATGTACCGTCTAGAACGACTCGCTGGAAATAGTTTCAATAGCATACGAATCGCCACTTTTGGAATTCCAGAAGATAGGTGTTTCATATTGTTGTTGCTACTATTCTAGTGTAGTTCTCGATGGTTTAGGCCATCGCTTTATCGCGAGCCAACCGCCGGCTGTGTTACCAACCGGGTCTAACCAGGCAAGGTCCAGGGATTCCGCCCTGAACCGAACCTTCGTTTGGCCCCTTGGGCTTACGGCTTTCGTCATCACTGACCACACGTTATAAAGTGTGAGTCTTCGAGGGCGTGCATCACACGGCGAACAAGTGGTTGTAGAGCGATCACACCACTGACTAGCCTCAGGCGAAGTTGTCAACCTCCGCCCTTTCGGACCATGAAATGGTCCATTAGGGCAAGTCGCAAATGCTCTCCCAGTTAGCGGGGACTAACCGGTGCCTGCAACTTGGGATTGGTGATTTAAGTAAGGCGTCCTGGCCTCACGGGGGACCGTCGTCAACGG